TTGTGAATTAGTTCCGGTATTCGTATACCTAGAAACTGTTATATTTAACTTTGGTTTTTCAACCTTTGCATTTGGAGCGTACAAGTGCCTGTTGTTTGCCATAATAGCTAATCCAGAACTTATCGTTGCATCATGCTTTGTTCTTCTGTTTATATCAAACCTCGTCCAATCATTAAGTAAGTCATTAAAGTATAACGTCCCCATTGTTCCATCGGACTGTATACCAACATGATCTTGAATATACATCTCAATAGCAGCTGCGTGTGCCTGCTTTATATCTTCACTAGAGTTCGGTACTCCACCTATTTCCTTTTCAGCTACGGATAAGTTGTTCCATACTTTATCCGGTCTATTCATTGAGAATCCTCTATACCCCCTTCTTCTTAAATAGTACAGTAATCTAGGTTTATTGTTCTCTGCAAGTATTGGCATTCCGTAAAATACTAATGCCATCAACACATCCTCAAAGAATATCTCTGCCGTAGGTGGTCTTGATAAGTATTCTAAAAAGAAACTATTAGCCGGGGCGTCTTCCATACTAAACCTGGTAAGACCATGTAAAGCTCCTTTAGAACCTTCCCCATCTACGGTCCCCGATATATCATAGGAGTCACATCCAAATGCTCCCATGTGTTCATTACCGGGGTATTTTATACCATTTTTAAGAACCACTCTATTCTGTAAGTGCTGAGGTGGAACCCAGCTAACCTTGAATCTACCTTTTGGATCTGGGTAGAATATTACTTGTGTATCTTTAATTCCGCTAGCCCATTGAAAATTACCTGTGGTAACCCCTAATGTCCTAGACATTTCCTCATTATAATCTATCTGTTCGTATATCTTAACTAAGTTAAATATACTACCTTTTGTCTCGTCTCGGAACGCATGCTCCGTAGTTCTTGGAAATTGGCGATAGAATTCGTTTAAAGCATCTGAATCCCCCTTTAAACCATCTACCTCATTCTGCCAATTATCTATTACCCCTATATCAATTAATTCACCATCTGGGGAGACAACATCTGTGTCAGGAGTAGTGAAAACTGGAAATCCATATTCGTCAATAAAGCCTTCGTAGTTCCATTCCATTGGGATAAACAAAGAGTATAAACCAGACTTTGTTTGACCATTTCTATTTCGCTTAGTGACATCTGATGCATTGTATAATTTTTTAAAGTTATCACCACCTTTGTCTAAAGCATTGCTCGTTGATCCCATCATGCACTTCCCAACAATCTTACTCCCTAATCTAAGACAAGTTTTTGTAACCCTCCAATTGTTTAAGATGTTATCAGGTCTCTCCCACTTACCACTTTCATCATGTACTAGTAAGGCTAACTTTTCCCCGTCATAACTATTATCCCCCGTATTCTTCCAATCTATCGTGGTGTCTAGTCCTTGTATCTCCTCTAGCTTCTCATTAACTATAATCTTTTTCCTTGTGAACTTACTAGCCGGGACCCTATATGCTAACTCTGATTTTGGCCGATCCATACCATCTTGAATCGGTTTAAAGAAAAAAGGATAGTTAATACTAATTGGGACAATTTTATCAGTGAACATCTTTTTAGCATCAGCACCAGTCTTAGATAGTATCCCAAATCTACTATCACTTGCAAGAGTGGCTAAATTAACGGTTTCCGATGAAGACATGAAAGAAAATCCAGAACGTCTGTTCTTAAGGTAGCATATACCATAAGATCTCTTATCAGCTTTGCATGCCTCCCAAAATATGTAGAACAATCTATTTGCCTCTCTAAAGTCTGGAGCTCCAACATCAATCTTACTCCACTGCAGGTACATGTAGTGTGTCCCTGTTATCCAAGTTGGTTTACCATTATTCATAAACCAAAAGCCTTGCTCCCTTCTTTTAAACTCTTCGTCTATATAATCATACCACTGCTCTTTCTGCTCTTCAGGGTATTTTCTCCAATCAAATATACTCTTTAACTTTTCTAACTCTTTAGGTTGATCAAACTTAACCCATTTGTTATCTTGATTAGATATTTCCTTTGGTGGCTTAGGTAGAGCTATAACTAGATTTTGTATTTCTACTATCTCCCCTATTTGGCCGTTGTGAGATAAAACAATCAAATCATGCTCCTTGTCGTACCCATACTTCCACTGCTTACCCTTGTTCATTCGGGATATAGTGGTTAGTTTTACAGGTTCAACTGTCTTAACTAAGTTTTGCTCGTACATTTAATTTAATTTATTGATACTTCGCACTTTGATCTACCAATATTATAGAGAAGTTAGAAAATACACCTGAATTATTTGCCGATACCTCTTTAGCATTAACATAAATATCAGTTTTCTCTTCAATAGGCAGTGGACATTCAAAGTGTTTTATAAAGCTAGTGGAGCCGGTCGTATCAATAGCTATACTTTGCTTTACTCTTTTCACGCTGTTTTTTCTAAACACCATCTCAAGGATAATAGCCGTAGAAGGTGTAGTCTTATTGATAGCTCCAGAAAAAGAAGTTAAATATCCTTTATAATTTCTAGGAATAGTATATACAGCCATTTGAGTTTGACCTCCCTCAGCTGGTATTGTAGCTAAAGTTAAGGTATCGTTAGAGTTGTTTATAGTTATAACGCCCTCGTTGTATTCGCTCGATCCAGCAGAAGTAACAAAAGCTCTATAAACTCTTAAAAACTCCTTATTACCAGTTACCGCAGTTTGACCATTTAACGTGAAATCTTCTTCTATGGCATCGTAGTTAGCGTCCAAACCTTGAACTTTTATTGTTAAAGCTCCGGTAGTACCAGTCCCATTGTCATCAAAATCACTACTTATTATCTTAAGTGTGTCAGCTGAACTTGGGAAGACATACAAACCACCAGCACTCCATATTGTTTCTGGAACTGAATTCGTGTCTATTTCTAGGTTGTGACCAAACTTATGAATGAACGAATGTTTAGGCACAAGACCTTTAGACACCTCTGTATGAAAATCTAATGTATTATTATTTAATCCCATGTGTTTTATTATTTAGATCTTCCTTCTGCGAAGCCTTTAAAAACCCTATCTACTTTTTCATCAGGTGCCTTGCTTTCAAGCAGATTTTCTTCTTCTTGTATCCTATTGAGTATTTCAAACGCGTCGAATATTGCAAGCTTTTTAGTTGCAGCAGCATTCTTCAGTCTGTCGGCTGTAATATCATCTCCACTATCAATGATAGCTTCTTTTGCCACTTTGATAAGTTCTTCAACTGCCTTGTGCCCAGCTTGGATTATACTCCTCTTCGTCTCCTTGATGTTCATATTTGATTGTAATAAAATTAGATAAAACTCGATATAGCCTTTGGCCGTCAATTATAAACTCGTACTCACTACTTGGCATAAAGCCAATTAAGTCTCCAACATCAACCGTATTATCAGAGTATTTAACAATACCCCTTAAAGGTATCTCTGATTCTATATTAAGTTGGTCAACAGTTTTTAAAGGCGCAACGAAGCAATAGCCGTTTGGCGCTATCCATTCGTTATTTCTTTTGTACAAGAAGATTTGATCCTGGGCTATAAAGTAGGTTGATTCATTAAAAAAGCTCCTACTATTCTTTTCCCTACCCTTAACGTCATTACATCTTCTAAATACGTTATGATGTACTAAAACAGTATCCTGTGCTTGTATATCCGTGTGTCCAGCAATTGGAGTTGATATAACAGTTGCTTCTCTATTTACAAATTGGTGGTTGTATATCTCCGTGTTTAGTATTAGAGAACCACCCTCTATTTCTTTTGTATTGTTGTATCTATCTCCTTTTGGCGTCACAACAAAATTGTGAACGCTTTTCATTAGTATTCGAGATTATATTCTACAGACACCGCCATGTTCTTATTAAAGTCCTTCCAAGGTAGTACGTCATTATTCTTCTTAATATATATGGAGAATTTATCTTCTTCCTCTAATATATCACAGATAGTATGACCGCCATAAACCTCTTGCCCTACCGCGTAGTGCATAGCGTCATTTTTGTAATCTTTCCCGATACTAATTTTACGAATTAACTTCGCCATTTTCTTTTGGGTAATTTATAACCCCATCTTGAATATTGATATCAAAAGTACCATACTCTGTTTCAAACTCTTTTTGAAGTAATGTTAATTCATCTCTTAACCCAGCTATTTGATGCATCATTTCATGTTTTCTGATCTCCATATGCCCGATCTCTAACTGTGCTCTATTGATATTATTAACTGTATCTTGAACTTTCTTTAGTTGTGCATCTGTGATTTTTTCTGGTTTAGTAAAATCGATTACTTCTTCTTCTTTTTGTTTTTTTGCCATTTTATTTAATTTAAGTTAATTTGTTTATATTTATTCTATTTCTTCTACTATACTACTGTTATTGTGCCCTAGAAACCCGTGCACGCAATTCTCTGGGAAAACCTCATTTGTACCAAAGTCGTATTCTTCTGTTGTCATTATATCATAAAACACACCATCGTAATATACAGGTGCTGTTAATTCTGTTTCTCCGTCATAAGTTCCCACTATCTTTACTATTTTACCTATATAGACTATTGCCTGGGTACCGTTTGTGTAGACCTCTTGGGTGGTTTCTAAATCTGTTATTATTTCGTAAACTCCTTTTAGCAGTAAATCAGCATCACCCTGAGCTTTGTCGTTATATTGTAATTTGTAGATATTCATTTTATAGAGTTGTTAAAGCAGCCATCTCGTCATTAGACAAATAAGTTTTATATAATTGTGCAGATTTTACTTTTGCAAAAAGATTACTACCTCCACTCCCACTATCAAAACCAAATCTATTAAATGATAATGGTAATGCTTGAGATGTTATGTCAGTTCCTCTTTTTTCACCATTTACCCAAAGAGTTATATCATTTGCTCTGTATCTTACTGCTATTTTTGCAAATTCAGTTTCATCAGTTACATTATAACCAATACCTAAAGGAAATGCAACTCCATTTGCTACACCATAAACGAATATTTGATTCGAATTATTAATATAATAAATAATAAGTCTATTATTTCCAGTTCCATCAGAAATAGATATGCTTCTTTGAGTTAAATCATTAAATAATGCAGCACTTTCAATAAACATAACCCCTTCTGTTTGACCTATTAAATCACTAATACCTGTTTTACTTAACACATCAGCATTCCTTGCGAGAACTATAGTAGTTGTTGGAATGTATGAAGTAGGGTAAGCACCTGCTTCCACTTGTGCGCCCCAAAGATGTACACTTGTCTCTAAAGAATTAGTTTCAACTCTACCTGCTGTTGCTGAAGTAATTAACCATAGCAAAAACCCATTACCTGATGCTGTAGCTGTTGCTGTAGCTGTCATTGTACATCTGTACCAGCCATTGCCAAAGTCTGTGATAGTAGCTGTAGCCGAAATTCCCGCAATGCTAACAACACCATTCTCTAAATCAAAATTAGCCCAAGAATTTGCATCATAATTTGCTATTGTGCCTACAATTTGTAAAAAATTATTTGTACCTTTTTTTGCAAATACACTTTGCGTATATGCTACTCCACTTGTCTCACTTACGGTTTGTGCAAGATAATGTACGCCAGAAGTTCCATCACCTGTCCAAGTGTCAGCAGTTAAAGTACCATCTGGTGCGGTTGTAGTATTAGCACTTACTGATGAGAGATTTTTTTGAAAACTAGCATTTCTAAATTCTTGGCTTCTTAAAACTAAATTAGTCCTTTGCGGCTCTAATAATATACTAGGACAACCCCCACCTGTGTAGTCTATTCGTGGTATGTCTAATCTG